ACCACTTCTACCGTGTCGGAGACCATTAATTCAATGGACTATAACACTGGGTATCAATACTCAGTAACGGGTGTTAACGTGCAGCACGATGGTTCTAGTATAACGCCGGATACTGGAACTCAATCTATAACAAACAACGGTGTGAATTCAACATGGACAGACTTGAACACTTCACAAAAACCGAATTGGACTCTAACGACTCCCGGAGCAGCATTTCAATTCACGGAGACGTACAAAGCCCCCGGTCTTTCGACTCATACTGTAATAACAAGAACCACCACAATCCAAAGCGTAACCGATACAACAAGTATATTCAGTCAATAATCAAACTAGCAGCACTTAGTGCTATAACAATACCTTATACTGTAACTCCATCCTATGCATCTGATATAGGAGGAGTTTCTGCTACTGCAAATCCAGTCGCCAACTCTAGTGGGTCAGTGACCAATCAGGCAATACAGGTTTTACAAGGTCCTTATATGACTAACACATACGGTGATGGTATATCTTGTCAAGTTCCTACCATGAACATTACACCCTATGCCACTCGGACAGGATCATGGATGGATCCTTACGAAAGCGAATGGTTAGATCCTGTGTACAACAACTTAGATGCCAATAATGATGATGTACCAGATAATCCCGGTCAAATTTTGTATTATAAACCAGTTCGTACAGGACAAAAAGCAAATCAAAATATAAACATAGGGTTCTCTGCAACCATGAGTTTCTCATTGAATAGAGATGCACAGAGAAAATGTCAGGAAGCAGCAACATTACACAATGAATACCGTGCACAGTTGACTGCCAATAAGCGATTAGACTTTGAACTTGCTAGACTTAAGAACTGTGGAGAACTTATGAAGGCAGGAGTTACCTTTCATCCAAAGTCACCTTATGCTAGTATATGTGCTGATGTTGTAGTAAATAATGTGAACACTATAAAAAACCACAAACATTCTATACCACCTGTAGCAAATGGTAATGCAGATGATCTAAAAGATATTTCTATCGGAGTAAAGTAAAATTATCCCCTTCTATATGATCATATTCATGTTGGAAAATTCTTGAAGCAAGTCCATCCAACTTTAACTTATGAGTATTTTTATCTACATCCTCATACTTAACAATAATTTTTTTTGGTCTTGATATATTTAAATATAAATCTGGGTATGATAAACACCCTTCTTCCATTTCAACTTCTTCTTTGTATGTTTTAATAATTTGAGGATTAAAACAAACTATAATTTCATTAAGTTCTATATCCCTTATCATTACAAATACTCTTTCTGATATACCAATTTGATTAGCAGATAAACCCACACCCTTGTGATGAATCATGTTATCAATTAATATCCTTGATAACTCCTGACGATTTAAATTATAACTACACGAATCAATTCGACGATGTAATAAAGAATTTTCTGATTCAATTAATTCCTTTATCATTTTTTCTTGATAGGTGATAAACCTTTTTTCTCTCGATATATATTAGTTTCAATCTCACTCTTCGATAGTTTAGGAGGTTCTTTACCAAGAATCTTCTGAACTTTTTTTGTTAATTGTTTGATCACAGGTTTAACGACTCTTAATAATAAAGGTGTTGCTGCTGCAGCACCAGTTGCTATTACAGCAATAGCAGTCGTTGTGCTTACCTCGGCGGGAGAAGGTAGATACTCTTCAACCCAAGTTGAAGTTGGTTCTTCGGTGGAGATAACTTCTTTAGATTCAGTTGTTGGTGGTATCTCAGGTATTGGAGGAGTTTCAAGGGTTGGTTGCTCCGTGTTTGCTACTGGTGGAGGTGGTGCCTCCTGTTCTATTATCAGGTCCTCTGGTGTATATTCAATAGGATTGAATGATGGAGTATCACCATCACAGAAGACTTGAGTTCCTTTTGGATCATCATCCTTTAGAACTCTATTCTTTTTACTATCTTTATGTGACTCTACACACCCCGGCATATTGATGATAGGAACACCGATGTAGAGAGTATTTGTTATTGATGGTACTCTTGGGATTGCTACATTAGGAGAGTTTACCCATACGTGTGGCACATATGGGATCGCTATTCCTTGTACTTCAATCTCAGGTACTTCCATGAATATTTATAGTTACATAAAGGATATTCCTTCTTCATCTCCCAAGTCTCTATCCAAATCAGGTAGATGTGGTTCTACCCAGTGAGTTGAATTATCAATTTTTGCTGCCTCAACATACCTCATGATATGTTGATCCACTTGTTTGAATACGTCATGAAGATTCAAGTCCATACGTATATCATGTGCGATCTCTGCTATTTGTTTCTCTGTGAGACAATGGTCTGGATGAAGAAGATCACAGCAGGGTATTCTCTTCTCAATAAGTTCGTTCAAATTTATACGAACTTCGTAGTCTTGGTAAACTGGCATACTTAATATGTACTGTACTTATATATTAGCAGTTTTTATTCAAATCTTCTGCCATGTTACCACCTATTTCAGCACCTTGATTACCACCAAACATTGCTACCCATCCTGCTGCTACCCATCCTATGAATGGAATATTAACAAGAGAAGGTGCAGCAGCAGCACCAACACTAGTTCCTACAAGTCTTCCTGTTCCTTTTGCAGCACCAACTGCTTCGATGCAAGCAACAGTTTTAGATAATGCACCGTCTCCACTTTTCTCTACGATAGTGCTTGGATCTTGCCATGATCTCTGATTAGATACAGGTCCTCCTTGGTTTATCTTACCATCCATGAAGTACTCTTCAGTAACCTTAGTTGTGTTATTCGATAATCCTAAGAATCCACCCTTCTCTTTGATGTCCTTAGTGATAAATGCTGTCTTGGGATCGTTTGCTTTATATGAAATAACATAACCATCATCTGCTACACTTGCCTTATATGATGTGTAAGGACCTACAGGTATATTCAAGGTAGGTAACTTAGGTGTCTCTTTTCTGCTTGCAATATATCCAATCATTCCAATGTGCGAGACAGCACAAAGACTACCCACTACACCGATGGATATCCACTTTATATTATTCATTTTGTATCAGGAACAATTTTTACAGGACCTGATTCAATTCTAATGGTCTGAGCAGGTGCAGTCTCTGATGCTTTAGCAATAAGAAACTCCATATCCTTTTTAGATATGTTAGCACTTCCATCAGCACCATTCTTCTTCTTACCTCCTGCGGAGACACCGAAGGTAGCTACGACTCCTGTAAAGACCGAAGCTATGAAAGTTGGATCCATGTCTTGTTTAGGAATTCCTAGTGCAGGTGGCAAATCAACATACGCTAATGTTAAAACTCCTCCAGACCAGATCAAAATTCCTAGTCGCACGAAAGTCGAGAGGATAGCAAGTTGCTCCTCCTTATCCTCAATACCATCTTTGATTTTACCGATGATACCTTTCTTTTCTTCTTTCTTTTCCATAGCAATTGGTATTATATAGTATATATCATATCAGAATTCCCAAGGTCGGGTCCCAAATTCTTCGTGCCACTCATCATATACCCATTGAGTATACTTTTTTCCAAAGGCATAATCTTCATCTGATAAATCTTGCATATCACTCATCCATTGATCTTCTAGATCTTCATATCTAGGTGCTTTTGTTCCCATTTCTGGGTAATAACAATTCTTATGAATACTATTAATTTTACACTCTAAAAAATTCTCTAAGGGTTCTATGTTACCACTCCACAAATCTTCCATGACAATAGGTAAAGTAGGAAAATGTGCTGCATATTTCTTATATGTTTGAACATAAGAAAACTTAGAGAAATTATATTCCTTTTTTTGTAATAGATCTTTCCAGTAAGAAATACTATCGGGGAAATTTTTTCTCAGCAATCTCCATTGAAATCTAGATTGAGGATCATTGTCATTCCATTGTGAGCACACAACATCATTACTTTTTACCTTCAATCTATATTGTGCAGAACTATGAGAATAACCTCTTCTAACAGGATCTCTAAAAATCATGATGACCCTTACATCAAAATTCTCTTTTAATGTTGAGGAGATCTCTGATACAAACTGAGGACTCAACTCTGCATTAGTATTACTAAAATCACTAACATAGGGATAATCTTTACTAGACAATCGTTTGTAGTATTCTACAAAATCATCTAACGTGGTATCCTTTGAAAATAATAATTCTAAATTTTTTAATTTTAATTCTGATTTATTTTCCAAAAACCACTTACGTTGTGGACTCCTCCTGTAATTCCAAAAATCAGAAGTTTTATCTGATAACCAGTATAGTGTATTATGTTCTTTACCTATTCCACTATTAATAATTTGGTTTTCTTTTAAAGTTTTATATAGAGGAGATGTGGCAGACCAACCTATACCTGTTGCTAAAAGTAACTTAGGTTTAGTCATCCCCTTCGATTAGAAAGGAGGTGTAGGTAGAACTGATCCTGTGGCATCAGGAATTTCAGGAAGCATACCATCTCCACTTAGCACACTGGGTAGTGCACCAGTCACAGATTCCATAACTTTTCCTTTGACATCTTCAATGATAGCATCCTTACGAATGAATACATATCCACCGAGTCCTACTACTCCAAGTGCTACAACACCTGAGAAGATAGCGATTCCATTAATTACTTTTTGCATAAGAATTTTCTATTTTGTTTTTTATATAGTCTTGAAAAGCAAGTTCTATATCAATATGCAGATCATCTAACTTTGTAGATGGATTCTCATCCTGAGTCCAAAAATTACAAAACTCATAGACATGTCTTGGAGACTGATCTAAGTATGGAGTGAGGGCACGAAATACTTTCTGCCTTAGTAACATTCGGTCTTCTGAGTGCATCCAGTCATCCATGTTAGAGTTCGGTTCTGATAAAGTTTTCCGCGTCCAAGACGACCAATGGTTTCTTTCCATTTTTCTTCATGATAAGGATAGGTTCATAGTCACCAGAGTTTTCAACTGCCTGCTGATATGCATCCCAAACATTTAATTTCTCTTGGTTCTTACATTCTATACTGAAAGGGAACTTTTGTCTAGCATCTCGTGCCATTATCAGGTCTTCACCACCTGCACCCATACTTCTTGACTCAATGTCCTCTGGATGTACAGACCTATGTTCAATGAGCATGTCTCTTACCCATTGCTGAAGTCTTCTACCCTTCGCTTTCGCACTCTGTGTTTTCATTATCAGATGTTATATGATCGTATTTAGAGAAATAATCAACCTCGTAGTCTAAACCATCATAGTCATACCACTCGTTCTCTGACCCTAGGTTGTAAGGATTCTTTATTTTTTCGTAATGCATTTGTCCTTATACTATAATAACTATGTATATTTTGACATCAATATTTCCCAAGTCTCGTTGTAATCATTGACTTGATGAACCTCACCGAGTTTTTGATTTATAATAGCATAAGCAATACTATGATCATTTCCACCTGCATAAGTTTTGTCTCCAAAGAAAGTTATAGTATCATGAGTCTCAAAGTCTTGTAATATCTGAGACTTGTCATGTCCTTTTTGAGAGATATCTAAACCTGTCTCACCACCAACTGTAACAGAAAGGTCAGGAAACAATCTTCTTATGTTTTGTGCTAATTTATCTCTCTCTTCTGCATCTTTATCCCATGCAACATATTCACTTCTATACTTCATATTGTCCTCTCCTCTTCCGAGAATACTAAAATTTATACACCCCGGTCTTTCTTCTATATGCTTACCTGTTCTAATATTAAATTTACTTGCATTGAGTTCTAGTTCTAGGTACGATGAAAGGACAAAAGGACACTCCCATTGACTAGTGTATACATTTTTATGTTTTACCCAAACACTATTACCAGAACAGTTATATACTTTCTTTGCTTTATTATATAAAGTCTTAC